CTATGCTACAGTTTTTTATTGAAGGTAAAAAGATAAAGAATATTATTAGGTCAGGTACGATTGATAACTATACTTACAGTCTAACACCTACATCAAGTTATTCTAACAACTCTGCTTTGTGTTTATTAGACTATTTACTAGATAAAACCTCTGGTAAGGGTATGGATATCTCTTTGATAGACTTAGAATCTTTTTACAATGCAAAAGTAATTTGCGATCAAGTAGTATTACAGGATGCGCTTGTTGGTGGTAAGATTTATTTCCCTACAGATGGTAGCTCTGGAGCAGAAGGAATAACCCCATTAGCTGCTTCTAGAGATGTAAGGTTATACGAGTGTAATGCAATTATTGATACTCAAAAGCCATTAAGAGAAAATGTAGAGATTATTCTTTCTACAATGGGTGATGCCAGACTAGTATGGTCAGGTGGAAAATATAAACTTAATTTGCAATATCCTGCAAATAATGAAGCAATAACTATTGCTGCAAACTTAACAGATTCTGATTTAATCTTAGATAACACAGTCAATATTAATTGGCCAAGCTCTAGTGAGAGACTAAATCAATGTACTGTAAGATTCCATAATGAATCCGAAAATTTCAAAGAAGATACAGTATCATGGCCTCCAAAGGTTTCAGGTACAGCTCTAAGAGGTATTGGTGGATTTAAATACCCAGTTGCGGAAGACAAAGGCTGGCCTGATAATGCAGGTGGTAATCTTCTTAAGAAATATGCGGTATGGTCGGGTTCAGGTTCTTCCTTTGACCAAACATGGAAGTTCTTTGTAAAAGAAACTGGTACATTCAATATAGAGTATACAGGGGATAATAGTTGTATTGTTACAGTAACTACAGCAGCAGGAACTCCAGTATTTTCTGGCAGTCACTCAAACTTTAACACAACTAATACAGGTTCTTTTAGTTTAACTGCAAATACAGAGTATCGTATTCGAGTACAAGGCACTGATGATAACGTTGGAGCCAAAGGTGTTGCTGTTAAAATTAGTAAGGGTGCATTTATCTTTTGGACTACTAGGTCTGAAAACTATACTGGCTTCTTGACTATTGTTAACGATGCAGCTATTTACAATGCAATGAAAGCTGAAGATAACGGATTAGAACTAGAAACAGATATCTTTGCTGATGGTGTTACAGACTATTATCATGCATTAGCTAAGGCTGAAGAGTTAGTTCGTGTTAGCCGTAGTGCCTTTGGTATACAATTTAAATATGTAATCAAAGATAAATTCTTAGAGCCAGGTGACTTTATAAAGTTAAATAGTACTACCTTAAATTTAGGAGTAGGTACTGATCTTTATTTACGAGTAAATGAAGTAAAGATTACTGAAGAAGGTGTTTGTGAAGTCAATGCTACTAGGTTTGATTCTACGCAGTTAGCATGGAATGTTAATGATAACGAGTATATCAAAACACCTAATATTTACAACTTTGTATTTGGCACCCCTACTAATTTAAGTTATACTCAAGAAGAAACTGAGATCTTAAACTCTTCAGGTCGATTGACTTGGAACGGAGTAGACACAAGTGCATTAGATACCTATATTACTTATTATTATATACCAGGAAATATAGATGTAAATAACCAAATTATATGGACTGAATTAGGTAGAACTACAGATACTAGCTTTAATCTTCCACCTCTAACAATAACAAAAACAATATTTGGTGTAAGAGCTTTATCTAAGGCCGGTAGGTTGTCTAACATGGCAACAACTGCTCTCATAGAATTTATACCTGCAGAAACAGTTTTACCTTATACAATAGTATTAACAAATGACTCTTTAACCTTCACTTGTGACAAAGATGGAGTTCCATTAGCTGGTCAATTACCTAAGACTGTAAATGTTTATCTTTATAGAGGCTTGAACATATTAGATCCAGCAGAACTTACATACTATATTAACCCTATAGGTTGTAGCGCTACTATTTCTCAAGGTGTAGTTACTATAACTGCAATTAGTAGCCCGTATGCAGAGATTTTTATATCTATAAATGTTGGTGATTTTTCATTTCAAAAAGAAATTACTTTATCAAAATCAATAACTGGCGCAACTGGAATTGGAGATAAAGGGGATCCGGGAAATCCTGGAGCTCCGGGTACTCAGTATGCTATAGCCACCTTGTACCAATGGTCTCCAACTCAGCCTGGAAATCCAAACAATACCTCCACATATACTTGGAGTACAGGATTAAATTCTGTTTATTCAGGTAGTAATAATTGGTTACCTTATATTCCTCCAAATCCAGGAACTTCAGGTATTCAGCTTTGGACTGCTACAAAAGCAGTTACAGCTGCTGGCGGTACAATCGATACAATTGTAAATTGGTCAAGCGGATTTACTGTAGCATCAATTACATCAAATGGTGCAACAGGACTTCCTGGACTACAGGTAGCTAGACCTACAGTTTATCGCTGGGCAGCATCTTTACCCGCAGGACCAGTTGGAGTGTCTACATATACTTGGTTAAGTTCTTCATTTAATAATGTACCTACGGATTGGTATTCAACAATTCAGAATCCACCTGGTCAGGGATTTACATTATGGGCTGCAAGTGTAAATATTTCGGACAGCGCAACTACTACAAGTACTCAAATTAATTGGACTAATGCTAGCATAGTTGCTATGAGTTACTCAGGTATCGATGGGCAACAATCAACAGTCCCAGGACCTCAAGGTAATTCTGCTCGTATCTCTTATACAAAGACAACATTAGCTAATCTAGCTAGTACTCCAGAGTTTATTACAACTAGTGGGTCTACCTCTTATCCTCCAAATGGGTCATGGGGTAGTGGTACGGTTTGGCAAGCAAGTCCACCAGCAATTACTGCTGGAGAGTCTGTTTATCAATCTGATGGTATTTATAGTCCTACTACTGGAAATACTATTTGGAATGTACCTTATTTGTCCGCTCTAAAAGTAGGTAGCTTATCTGCTATCACGACTAACACAGGTAATTTAACTGTATCTGGTACAATCAAGTCAAGTACTGCTGAAATAAGTGGAACAACAATGACTGGTGCTGGTGCAGTTGTGTATTCAAATGGTCAGTTTGCCGTTGGTAATGATACTAATAATATTACTTATAACGGTAGTGTTATAACACTTAACGGGCAAGTTGTAGTACCAAGTAATATTGATACTCGTGGACTTACAATTAAAGATGCTTCAGGTAATGTAATCTTTGGTTCAGGAACTAATCTTGATTACTCAAGAATTACAGCGTCATCAGGATGGTTAAATAGTAATATATCTATTGCATCAAATGGTACTTTGTCTGGGGCAGGCGGGGGTACAGTTACAGCTACTGGTATTAACGCAGTACAAACTAGCTTAGGTAATGCTCCTGCTGGCATCTTAAACAATAATATCGGATTAACTCTTAATTCTAATGGCACATTAAGTGTTTCTGGTGGACCTGTTGCATCAGGTGGAGTCACAGCTACTGGTATTAACGCAGTACAAACTAGCTTAGGTAATGCTCCTGCTGGCATCTTAAATAGTAATATCAGCTTAAGTAGTAATGGTACACTTAATAATGCTGGGGGTGGTACAGTAACAATTAGTGGTCTTGGTTATTCAGGTGCATTAGATGCAACTAAAAATGTATTTACACAAGGTGCAATTGCAAGTAGACCTACTGGTGCAGATGGTGATATCTTTTATGCAACAGATATTTTCCAGTTATATCAGAAAATTTCTGGTAGCTGGGTCTTAGCAGCCAATAATACATCTGTAGATGCTTCAGGTATAATCCGTGGTACCTCTACTGGTGCAGGCACCGCTGTTGCAAATAGCCAAATTACTATTTCAGGTGGTGCTATTAGCGGTATTGGTACAGGTACTGGGACATTAGTTGCTAATTCAGCTATTACTATTTCTAGTGGCTCAATTAATGGTATTGGTACTGGTACTGGAACAGTAGTAGCTAATAATGAAATTAATATTGTTAATGGAGCACTTTCAGGTATTGGTACAGGTACTGGAACAGTAGTTGCTAATAGTGCAATCGCTGTGTCTGGTGGTAATATTACTGGTATTGGAACTGGCAATAACACTGCAGTTGCCAATTCTGCAATTAGTGTTTCAGGGAACACCATTAATGGTATTGGAACTGGAAATGGTACAGCAGTAGCTAATAGTGCTATTTCAATTGGTTCGGATGGTACTTTATATGGTGCTGGTGGTGGTACGGTTACTGCTAGTGGTTTAGGTGCTGTTAGGACAGACTTAGTAAATGCTCCTGCAGGTATTTTAAATAGTAGCGTAACATTAGGTACTTTGGGCGCTGGCGCTTTTGCTACACTTACACAAATTACAAGTAGTAACATATCTACATATATTTCAGGTGCGGCTATTGGTACAGCACAAATTGGTGTATTGACTGCAGGTAACATTGGTGCGGGTACTATTGATGCAAGTAAGATTGCGGCTAATACAATTACTGCTGATAAAGTTAATAGTGATACTGTATTTACAAATTCTCTGCAAGTAGGTGCTTCTCCTGTTGTATCTAATAATTCAATGACTGGATCAGGTGCTAAATTAAATAGCAATGGTACTTTCGCCTTAGGTATTGGGGGTCCGGGTACATCAAATACAAATATCTCCTTTAATGGTAATACTTTAACTTTAAATGGTAATGTAGTTGCTACAGGTAACATTAATTTAAATGCGGTTTCAAATACTCTTATTGATAGTTTTAATGGTATTAAGTATCTTTTAGTTAGCCATGGTAATACGTGGCAACCCGTTGCTAATGTTTCAGCTTATATAACAAATACAGGTGGGACATTACTTATCACATGCACTGGAGATAGAGTTGTTGGTATTTATGGTGATGAGAACGGTACTTATGCTTATGCTCCTGCTTTTAGGTTAGTTCGCAATGGTGTTGTTTTGTACCATAAACCAGGTGGAGAACCAAATATTAATTTTGCAGATAAAAATCTAGCTCCTGGTAATTATAATTATGAGTTTCAAATGCAAAATCCTGGATTTGATGCAAACTATCAACTTACAACTTTAGCAGGAATAAACTTTCCGCTACTTAATGTTACGGAATTAAAACGATGAAATTTACAATTTACGACTCTACAACAGGTCAAATTATTAGTGTCAGAGATTGTCCTGATATTACACAACAAGCCTTAAATCCTCTACATAGTTATATTGAAGGTGATTATAGCGGGACAGAGTATTATATTGATGATGGAGTACCTGTTACTTTTCCATCTCATAATTATACATATCCTTTATTTGACTATGAGACTAAAACTTGGTCTGAAGATATTAAGCGGATTACAAATGATGTATTGACAAAAAGAAGAAATTTTTTAGTTAATACAGATTGGACTCAACTCCCAAATAATCCATTAAGTACAGAAAAACAAACAGCTTGGGCAGTGTATCGCCAAGAACTTAGAGATATTACTAGTCAATCAGGATATCCTTTAAATGTTACTTGGCCAACCAAGCCTAATTAATCAGTTTACCAGGGGACGCTAAAGAGAGATCCTAGGCTCCCCTAGGTAATATATTATATATGATATTAATAGATAAAATAAGAACATTAGAAGAAATCGATAAATGCCTAGATATTTCGTTAGAATTATTTAGTCATTATGAATTAGATGAAATCGGAATAGATGAAGTTTACTGTAGGGAAAACCTGATAGCTCTTGCTAAACGTGGTGATTTCTTCAGGATTGTTAAATACAATGATGAACTAGTTGGTTGGATAGCTGCAAAAGCAATTAGGCCATATCTGCATTCTAGAGAAAAAGTATTGTATCAATTATATTACCATTGTAGCTTATCTGGATATTCTGCTGTAAAAGCATTAATTCTTGTCCATGAAGCAATGATAGAGGCTGCTAGAGAAAAGAATATTCGTCTAGTGGTTACGTCTAGTGAACTAGATAACTATGAAACATTCAATCGAGTGTTACTCAAACAAGGCTGGATAAAAAGAAACAAAAGTTTAATTTATCCAATTGATTAACCTGAACTCCATCTGAGGATCGAGAAGGGAACAAAAATGGCAAGAAGTAAAATTACGTCTGCATCAAAAGATTTGATATCTGATGATGGTGCAGTATTAGTGTCTGTTATCAAGGGTGAACAGATACACTTAAACTTAACCCTATCTTGGCTTACTAACATTTCTGATTATGAAATTTTTAGTAAAGTCGTAGAAGCGAATAATGATGGATCAGGTGCTATTCCTGATTCAGTAAGACCAGGTGGCGCAATTGTAACCATTCCTTTATTGGATACTGCTGACACTAATAACCAATTCATTATGGTTATTCCAGAAACATTAATTACTGGCTGGGCAACACAACCAACACCAAACAAACCTGTATACGGTTTTATTGATTTAGAAATTCGTGATACTGGTATTGGTACTCGTAAACAAGTGTGGAAACCTTTTAGGGGTCTAATTGAAGTAAGATATTCTCCAACAGAGGCATAATATGGCTACACAAAATTATGAAGTTACAGTTAATCCAAATGCGATTACACTAGACCTAACAACTCAAAATAATATTTTAACAGTACAGACAGTTGACTACATAATGTCTTTGTCTCGTACTGGTGGTCAAGGTGCACAAGGATATAGCGCATACGAAATTGCTGTTCAAAATGGATACACAGGCACAGCCCAAGAGTTCTCTGATGAGTTAGCTTCAATTGCTGAAAAGTCAGCCCTAGCTGTTGCATCTGCTACTGCTGCTGCTAATTCAGCTACCTCTGCTACTAACAGTGCTACTGCCTCT